CTAGCGATGGCGAAAGCGCCACCGGCACAGGCAACGAATACGAACAGCCTAGCGGCAACATCGACCCGATCCCCAATGACAGCAACGTGCTCGCCTTTATCGCGGTGGCGAAGTGGGCAGAAGACAAGGATTTCAACAAGTACATTGAACTGGAATGGACGGTCGAGCAGCCCCAGGAATATGCCAATCGCAAGATTTGGCAGAAGCTGTGGCTGAAAGACCCCGACCCGCGCGCAAAGACGCCAGAAGCTGCGGCGAAAAAGCGCGACAAGGCCTTGCGGATGCTGGCAGCGATTGATGCGAACTGCGGCGGGAAGCTGGCGCGGTCGAGCGGCGAGCCTGACAATGACGATCTGGCAATCGCGCTGCAAGCCAAGCTGATGACCATCAAGGTGATGGTATGGGAAATGCAAGGCAGCGATGGCACCCAGATGCAAGGCAACTGGATTGCTGGCGTATTTCCAAAGAGCAAGGGCGTAAAGGTTAACCCCGACGCGCCCAAGCCAGCCGCCAAGCCCGCTACGAAGGCTGGCGCCACGGTTGACGATGAAGACATTCCCTTTTGACCAGTTGAGGGGCTTCTGCCCTTCCCAGACCCCCGGCGGAGTTTCCCCCCTTTCGCCGCCGGGGGCGAGGATAAGCGCAGATTAGATATCGCTAACGAGATATCACCGGATATCGCTGGCAAACAGGAGAATGGCATGATTGAGCAAGGCACCCCCGAATGGTTTGAAGCGCGCAAGGGTCGTGTGACTGGCAGTATGGTCGGCGCAATTTTGGGCCTGTCGCCATTTATGACGCGCGCCGACGCCATGCGCACGATGGTGCGGGCTGCAATTGGCGCAGAGCCTGAATTCACCGGTAACGTGGCCACGATGTATGGCAGCCAAAACGAAAGCGGGGCGGGTTTTGAATACACCCTAGAGACGTTGCACGATATCCAAAAGGCATCGTTTGTCGAGTATGAGGATTGGCTAGGAGCCAGCCCAGACGGTTATGTCGGCGGGCATGGCTTGATCGAGATTAAGTGCCCTTATGGCCTGCGAAACGCAGATGCCCCGGTGCCGTTCAAGTCGATTAACGATCAGCCGCATTACTACGCGCAAATTCAGGTGCAGCTATTCGTGACCGGCCGTATGTGGTGCCATTTCTGGCAATGGGCACCCAAGGGCACGAAGCTGGAAACTGTCAAGATTGATCAAGGCTGGCTAGATGAGCATTTGCCGATCTTGCGCCAGTTCTATGCAGAGTATTTGGATGAGGTGAAGCATCACGCCTCGGATCATTTGGCACCTAAGCGGCAAGAGATTGACACGCCAGAAGCCGCGCGCATGATAGGCGAGTGGGACGCGATTAACGAGCAGTTGGAATTGCTGGCAGAGCGCAAAAAGGATTTGCTGGCCGATATGGTGAAGCTGGCGGGTGAGAAGAATTCCCTGCTTGCAGGACGCAAGCTGACCTTTACCGAGCGCGCTGGCAGCGTGGCCTATGCGAAGGTGGTAAAGGACCACTGCAAGGGCGTGGACCCGGAGCCATATCGGGGCAAGCCGTCAACATTTTGGCAGGTGAGGTAAGGCGATGAACAATCAAGCATATGACGCATTTCTGGCGAAGAAGGCAATTATGGACCCTATGACGGGTCTAACTGATATTCCTGCCTTGCCGGATTGTCTATTTCCGCACCAGCGAGACATTGTGACGTGGGCGCTTCGCCGTGGCCGTGCGGCGTTGTTTGCTGGCACCGGGCTGGGGAAGTCACTGATGGAACTGGCATGGGCGCAAGCTGTCCATAACGAAACTGGCAAGGATATTTTGCACCTCGCGCCCTTGGCGGTATCTGCCCAGATGGCGCGGGAAGCTGACAAGTTTGGCATCCCCGCGCGGGTTGCAGCGAGGCAGTCCGATTGCGGTCCGGGCATCAACATCACGAATTATCAGAAGTTGGATCATTTCGACATCACGCGATTTGGTGGCGTTATTCTTGATGAGAGCAGCATCCTTAAAAACACCGATGGTCACTATCGCACCAAGCTAATCGAGGTCTGCCAGCAGATCCCGTTCCGTCTCGCAGCAACGGCAACCCCTGCGCCGAATGACTTTATGGAATTGGGCAATCATGCCGAGTTCCTTGGTATTATGAAATACACCGATATGCTGGCCACGTTCTTTGCGCACGATGGCGGCGATACGGCAAAGTGGCGGTTGAAAGGCCATGCTGAAAACGAATTTTGGCGGTGGATGGCGTCGTGGTCTGTGATGCTTCGCAAGCCTTCAGACCTAGGTTATCCTAATGATGGATACGATTTGCCCCCGCTGCGATTTGTGCAGCACATGGTCGAGGTCGATTACGAGCCATCAATGGAAACCGGGATGCTTTTCCCTATGCAAGCTGAGACCCTGCAAGAGCGTATCGCTGCGAGGCGGTCAACGGTTATCCCGCGATGTGAATTGGCGGCATCAGTGACGCCGCCAGACCGCCCATTTGTATGGTGGTGCAATCTCAATGGTGAAGCCGAATTGCTGACAAAGAAAATCCCCGGCGCGACAAATCTGCATGGCGGGTTGAAGGATGACGAGAAAGAGCGGATCATCGCCGGGTTTCTCGATGGTTCAATTCGTGTCCTGGTTAGCAAGCCTTCGATTTGCGGATTTGGCCTGAATTTCCAGCATTGTGCCGATACGGGTTTCGTGGGGCTTAACGATAGCTTTGAGCAATTCTATCAGGCAGTGCGGCGATTCTGGCGATTTGGGCAAGATAAGCCAGTCACTGCCCATATCATCGCCAGCGAACTGGAGGGCGCTACGGTTGCCAATATCCGGCGCAAGGAAGCCGATGCAGACCGCATGGCTGCATCAATGGTAATGCACATGGCTGACTTATCCAGCCAGGCAATCAAAGGTTCTGTAAGGGACGTTCCAGATTACAATCCGCAGGTTCTCGTGACCCTGCCATCGTTCATTGAAGGGGAAGTAGCATGATTGAAGGGATTAAGTGCGTCGATCAGGTAGTGACTGATGACTATGCAATTTATCAGGGTGACAGTTGCGATGTAATCCGGGCTATCCCCGGCGACAGCATCGGATTTGGCGTTCATTCCCCGCCATTTGAGGGCCTCTATAAATTCAGCAACTATGATCGCGACATTAGCAACAATGACGGGCCTGACTTTTGGGCACATTATGGCTTCCTTATCTCGGAATTGCTGCGCGTGACAATGCCAGGTCGAATCCACGCGGTTCATGTGATGCAGTTGCCGACAAGCAAAATCCGCCACGGCCATATCGGTATGAGGGACTTCCGGGGTGAGGTTATTCGCGCGTATGAGGATGCGGGATGGATTTTCCATAGTGAGGTCTGCATTTGGAAAGACCCAGTCGTTGCTCAGCAGCGCACAAAGTCCATCCGGTTGCTGCACAAGCAGATTGTGAAGGATAGCACGATTAGCGGACAGGGTCTGGCCGATTATATCGTGTCATTCCGCAAGCCTGGTGAAAACCCGGAACGTGTGGCGGGCTGTTTTTCGCGGTATAGCGGAACGGATGAGCCGGATCGTAGCAAATACACTACGCCAACCGATGGCCGAAACTGGTATTCAATTGAGGTCTGGCAGCGTTATGCTTCGCCAGTATGGATGGATATTAACCAGACGCGGACGCTGCAATATCGCGGTGGCCGGGATGAAAAGGATGAGCAGCACATATCGCCATTGCAGCTTGATGTGATCGAGCGGTGCATCGACCTTTGGAGCAACCCCGGCGACAGCGTGTTGACCCCGTTTCTCGGCATTGGCAGCGAAGTATATGCCGCTGTTGAAATGGGGCGCAAGGGCATCGGCATTGAGTTGAAGCCATCCTATTTCGCGCAGGCTAAAAAGAACCTTGCAGCCGCGCGCCGAAACATGGGCGGGTTGTTTGCGAACAGTGCAGCATGAAACTCCGCCCCTACCAGTCTAAGGCGTGCGATGCTGCGTTAGCGTTTTTGCGTCGATCAACAGAGCCATGCCTGATTGACGCCGCTCCGGCTGCGGGCAAGTCGTTTATGATTGCCTACATCGCGGCGGAGCTTCATCGGATCAGCGGGGGCAAGCGCGTTCTATGCCTTGCCCCCAATGCGGAGCTGGTAAAGCAGAATTTCGAGAAATACCTGCTGACGGGCGAGCGCGCTTCTATTTTCAGCGCCAGCGCAGGCGTCAAATCCACCCGCAATTTCGTGGTGTTCGGCACGCCCGGCACCGTCAAGAATAGTATCAGCCGATTTACGCAGGTAGGCGCTGGCGGCTTTTGCGCGGTAATTGTTGATGAGGCCCACGGTATCACGCCGACCATTCAAGCGATCATTAACGCCATGCGCGATGCCAATCCGGCCTTGCGGGTGCTAGGACTAACCGGCACGCCATATCGCTTAG